CAAATTAGAAGAAGAAGATAAAAAGAACAAAGAGTTTTTAGAGAATATTGGAGTTGATCTTCAAGAAAATGCTAAAAGCACAACAAGCTTTTTATCTGAATTAGCTAACCTCAAAAAAGAAATAGAAGAAATACCTGTTGAAGGTTATATTCCAGAAATCAAAGAAGAATCAGAACCACCTGTTACATTAGGCGATTTCTTCAAAGAACTTTCACAAGCTAAAAAACAACTTGATGATAAAATTGAAATCATCGAACAAAAACAAGAAGAATTTATTGAAGTTCCTGTTGTCAAAGAAGAAGTTGTTGTTGAACCTTCTAAACCTAAAGATATTGTCGAAGTAACTTCTGAAAAAATTACCAAACAAGAAAGTTATACAAATACTTTCACCGATCCAATTGCTAAAAAGACTGAACCTAATATTAAAGCAATTCAAGACAAATTAAAATATCTTGAACAGTGGTTGGGTAAAGTATCAATTGCAGGACCAGGTAGTGGTTCCTATTGGCTATATGATTTAGGTGATACAGATTATAGTAGTGTTAAAAGTCCATCAAACGATCAAGTATTAACATTTGATTCAACACTAGGTAAATGGACACCAAAAAATGCACAAGGTGGTGGAGGTAATGGTGCTACTGGTCCTGCTGGAGCAACCGGTCCAGGTGGAGGAGATGCTGGTGCCACTGGAGTTATAGGTGCTAGTGGAACTCAAGGTCAACAAGGTGCGTCCGGTGTTGCTGGTGCTAGTGGAATAATAGGTGTCAATGGTGCAACTGGATCGCCAGGAAATAACGGAACAAATGGTGCTACGGGTGTAAACGGTGCAACTGGTATTCAAGGTGCATCAGGCGCAATTGGTACTTCTGGAAGTAATGGAGCTACCGGTATTAACGGAGCAAGTGGAATACAAGGAGCTAGTGGTGTTGCTGGAAACAACGGAGCTACAGGTACAACTGGAACCAATGGAACAACTGGTGTTAATGGGGCTAGCGGAGTAAATGGTTCTACAGGTATTCGAGGAGCTTCAGGTTTCCAAGGTGCAAGTGGATCTACTGGAGTTGCAGGTACTAATGGAGCTACAGGAACTCAAGGCGCTTCAGGTTCTACTGGATTAACAGGTGCCACAGGCCCAACGTCTGCATCAGCAGTTACAAAAACTACAGGCACATGGACTGTTACTATAGGATCAGGTACTTATAGCTTTACAGTTCCAGGAAGTGGTACCTATGAACTATGGGTTAGTGGTAATATACCTAATGGAATTATAGCATACAATGCCATTGCCACAGTTACCAATAGCAATGTACCTGTTGTGGGTCAACATTATGCTTGGGTCTACAATGGTGGTGGAACTCCCATTGACTTTACTAGTATACCTAATCAGTTTATAGGCACTGCAAACACCATAGTTCGTAGCAGTGTGTCTGCAAGTTCGACTACCAATAGATTTGATTTTGGAATTAACAACACTAGCGGTTCATCTCAAACTGTTTATTGGGGTTATACTACAATATCATAGAAACTAATATGATACACATAATCATTTATAAGAAGTTAGTCTTCTAATACACCAATTACGTCTGAAATATTAACTCTATATTGATCATCACCAATCATTTGAGCTTTGTTCCAATTAACTATAACTACATTGTCAATTTGAACGTCTTCGACTTCTGGACCTATAGCAACAACTCTTGCTTTGTCCGCATCGTCTGTTGATTTGAGAATAATACCGGAAGCGGTCGTTAGATTTTTTTCTTCTTTAACGATGATAATGTTATCACGCAATGGTTTGATATTCATTGTTTACTTTCAAAAATTGGAGCGGTGATTTGGATTCGCACCAAAGGTATAAGTTGGACACCTATACTGTTCTACAACCCACCGCATAACTGGTTACTTAGGTAGTTTATCTTTCTTTGGTCTACCTTTAGATTCTTTTTTCTTGTCTCGGTTACCCATGTTTAATCTCTCATTCATATAAAACATTATACAATAAATCATTCTGTTTGTCAAGCGTTTAATACATCTTTTTAGGTATTTTTGTTTTAGCTAATTCTCTTTGCCAACGTTTCTTAGCTGCACTTTTCTTTTGTTTACGAACAGTGGTTGGCTTTTCATAATGCATACGTTCTTGAATTTCACGTAATAAACCAGATTCATCAATCTTTTTTCTAAACTTTCTAAATGCGTTATCAAAACCATATGGACCATCAGGCACGGGTGTCAGTGATCCTGATATATCGTTCCTACTAGGTTTCTTTACAAATTTATCTGGCTTAGCTATGTTAAATTCCTTGGTTGTTGCGTCAAAAGATTTATTTATGATACTATTATACACAAACAACCAAGAAATGTCAAGCGTTTACTAATTAATTACCATTAGTCACTACGTTCAGAATACAATTGTCTGACAAGATCAATACCAGTCAATGGTGTTATACTTTCACCAATTTGAATCTTTCGTGGTTTCTTTTCTTCTGGAATAACATTTTCTAAAATAATTACTAGAAGTCCATTTACAATATTAGCGGATTTAACAATAACAGTGTCCGCTAAAGTGAATGTATGGGTAAAATCTCTTGTACCAATACCTCGATGTAAATATTCTTTACCATCTGTTTCTTTAGTTGATCCAGTAATAGTTAGTTTATTACCTTCTGTTGTTATATCTAAATCTGACATACCAAAACCAGCAACAGCGATTTCTATTGCATAATCGGTGTCATCAAGTTTGACGATATTGTAAGGTGGATAAGTTTGAGTTTTTTTACCTTCTAAAAATAATGTATCGAATTCGTCAAGTGTTGAAAAGAGTCTATCAAATCCAACGGTTGAAGGTAATAATGAGCGATATGGTGATACCATGTTTAAGTTCTCCTTAAATTAAGCGAGTTAATAAAATTGATACCCCGAAGGCGTATCACGTTTATTTATAATGGTTTTATTTTATTAATAGAATCTATTAAAGATTCTGTGGCATTTTTGAATTGAAATACCTTTTGCATTTTATCAGTATTTAAAACACAATTACTTCTAGGTGCAATAACGGCTGCCTTGAATTCTTCATCTGTAAAGTAAGACTTCACTAAACCCATCATTTGTGCTATTTGGTGCGTTTTTACGCCACCAGGATTGACAGCATTGTAGATACCAGGTTGTGGTAAGTTTTCAGCAAACCAGACTGCACATTCAGCCACCTCTTCCACGTTAGATACACTATTCTCAAAGTTTACCAACTTATTATATTTTGATAGTTTTGTCAACAGATTCTTATCGTCATTATCTGGTCCAAAAGGCATACGAATTCTCAATAGATATGACTGTTTTAGATATGGTTCAAGTATCTCTTGATTTAATGCTTTTGTGGCACTATAGAATGATGCATTATCAAACGTAAAATTAGGCGCATCCTCTTCTGTCCAGCCGCCTTCCTTGTATCCTGTATAGACACATCCGCTAGAGATATGAACAATAGATATATTACGTAATTCAGCCCATCTTGATAGTCTTAATGGGAAAAGAACATTACCATCAATAGTTTTGTCTGTTTGAGATTCACAGGCATCCACGTTTGGAACACCAGTAAATCCACCTGCATTGATGATTACTTTTGTTGATGCTGATGGTTGAGTTTCATGGTCAATCCACTCATGTTTGATAACTTGTTTTTCAAGTTCTTTTTTGATATACTTACCCACATAACCGTGGCCAATTAACGTGATCATAATATCTCCAAAATAAAAAACCCGCCATATAGGCGGGTGTGTTTCTGATACGTTTTGAATTACTTGTTCATTACATACATCGTAACTTCGAAGCCAAAGCGCATTTCAGTAGCTGCTGGTTTTGTCCACATAGTATTTCTCCTTTGTTTATAAAAATTTATAAACTCAGATCGTTAGAGATGACTTTCGTCAAAGGTCTAACTTGAGGCCTATATTACATAATAGTAATTTGATTCACTACTATAACTACTATTATATACTTACTTATTCAGTAAGTCAACCAACCACCCTACAGATAATCATTAGATTAGTCTGCGTAATTACTTGTATTAAGTTTCTTACCAATACTATATTTTGTTACCAAATTCCATTCATCTTTTTCTTTGTATGGAATAATCTTAACTTGTGACATAGAAACGATTGGATCCTTTGTCTGGTCTTTATTAACAATCTTTACCAATTCCCATTCAGCCAATAAATTGACAATGGTATTTCTACGTGCAATATCGTTTTCGGTGAGGTCAGTTTCTTTACCATCCAAAGCAAAGAGTTCTTTGAAATGGACTATGTAATATTTACCTTGTTTGTGTAAAATATGGCAAGATTGATATAGTGTATTATCTTTCTTGGATGCAAGTCCTATACGAGTTAAGGTTTCTCTGACTTTCAGAAAGTCATCTTTTTCTTCTAATAGAACCTCAACCAGGTCTTCGATACGAATCATTTGGTCACTCCACCTTTGTTTGTTTTTTCTTTTATTGAAGTGATTTGATCATTATTTAAAATGCGAAGGGCTTGTTTGGCTTTTTCATTATTGAAACCAAAATATTCTTTAACAGCATTCAAATCACTATTTTTATTGACCTTTTGCCACGGTTGAAATTTCCGTTTCATTGATCTAATAGTATTTATGTAATACTGATATTGTAATTTGGCATCCAAGTGTGGATTCATGTTCATCTGGTTTGCATACAACACACAATCCATATGATAAGATAGTGCCCTGTTTACTAGGAACGCATCTCTGGCATATGCTTTCTCATCATGTTCATCAACCAAATAATCTTTTTTGGTCTGTAAAATTGATGGAATAATCTCTTTAAATAAATCTGCCATTTTAATAATCCGATACAGTATATTTCATCATATCTTTGATGACTTCATCAGCCATTTTTTCAACAGGTTTAACTGCTTCTTGATAGATGTCAATAAGTACCATTTTTCTACCGTCTTTTGTCATTCTTGTTCTAGTTTTAAATTTCTTAGGGTCAACACGAAATAACCATCCTTCATGTTCAAAGTGATGTCTAGGTGCTGGTATAGCCACGAAATATAATTCGTCAACATTTCTACATTTTGTTAATTGATTTTCTTTAAATGTAAAAGCTTTTTCTAGAATAAAAGGAACTTGTGTTTTAACTTCAATAGTTTTACCATCAGCAGTTAAATCTTTAGTATGATCAAAATGATTCACAGCTTGTTCTACCATAACACCACGTTTGGCAAAATAATTAGATACAACCTTTTCACCCATACGACCTAAAATATCCATTTTTGCTTTATGATCTATTATCATTTCAACTCCAATTCTACCATGAATTCAGTTAGACAAGCCACAAGATTAATCTCTTGATCGGCCACAAAAGCTGCTTGGTATTGATATTTGGCCAAAATCATAACTGCATTTGGAATTGAATTCGGTTTAAGATTATCATATAGTGAATCATAAATCTTACGATAAATTCTAACTGGATCGTTATCTAAATTTTGAGTGACCCATTTACGCATTGAACCAAAATCTTTATCTTTAATTGTCTTAATTAATTCTGTAAGATTGATGTCTACAATATTAGAAAGAATACCATTGTCAATTGTTCCCGATACAGAATATCTTTGTAACTCATTCAGAATTCTACGATTATCTGGAAAATGTTTAGTGATTAAAGCTGCAATAACTTCTCTATCATATGTAATCTTTTCTTCACCTAGAATCCATTCAACACGTTTGAAAAATGCTGAAGCCATCTTGGCCTTTTGACCATTTTGAATTTTGAATTCAATAACGGCACACCGTGAATGAATTGGTTCAATGATTCGATTTTTTTGATTACATGTGAAGATAAATGAACAGTTACCTGCAAACTCTTCAATTGCGCCACGAAGAGCTGGTTGTGTTGAATTTGGATTTAGATAATCCGCTTCGTCAATGATGATGACTTTACGACCACCTGATAATGATACAGAAGAAGCATAGTTCTTAATCTTATTTCGTAAGACATCAATACCACTCTCATCTGAACCATTGATTATGATGAAATCAC